GACGCGGCCACGGGGCCGACGTTGAACCGCACGCCGCTCTCGCTGTCGTCGAGCGACCCGTCACCGTTGAGCGTGACCTGCGTGCCGGTCAGCAGCGTGCGCTCGTTGGTGCCGTCGGTCTTGCCGACCACGCACACGTCGAGCGTGTCGTCCGCCGTCCCGACCGCGTCCACGCCGGACGTGGCCTTGTTGTAGTCCAGGTCGAGCACGAGATTGGTCAGGCCCGTGCTCGGGGCCGTGACGGTCAAGAGCGTGATGTACCCGGTGTAGTCGGACTCGCTGATATCGATGTCCGTCGTGCCGGCCAGCGTGCTCGTCTGAAACAGGCCCTTGAGATACGCGATGATGCTGGCCGACGTGCCGGGCGCCTTGACGGCCGTGTCGGACTTGTTGCCGACCACGTGCTTGAGCCGGTTGCCGGTCGTGTCGTCTACTCCTGCGTTGCGTCCCATCGGAACACCTCCTTACGGCGTGGGCGCCGATGTGCCGCTCAGGCTCTGCACGACGTACACGTAGTCCGTGGCACCGATCTCGCAGTCCCAGGCGACACGCGCCTGAAACGCGAGCCGCGATTTCAGGAACGATTCCGTCGAGTCGGTCAGCGTGACGTACTCGAAGCGCAACTTCCACTTACGCAGGAACTGCTTTTCGAACCAGCCGAGATACCACGCCGTGGTGGACAGGTCGTCGAGTTTCGGCGAACTGACCAGCGCCGGCCGGTAACTGCCGCGCGGTCCCCACGGGTTGAACTCGTTGGGCACGTCCGGCGTGTACTCGCTGTTGAGCAGGCGCATGGCCGTCGGCGCCAGCGCATCCGGCACGAGCAGTTTGCAGCGGCTCATGGGGATGGCGATCCGCTTGCCGCGCGAGTTTTTCATCGCGGCCAGCACGTCCCGCACGGCCTCCAGGTCGGACTCGTCCGCCAGCGCGTTGCTGTTCACGCGCGTCCCGCTCGGGGCGCGTGTGCCCGGCGTGTTCGCGGTCGTCGAGTAGAGCGACGTACCGGCGCCGTTGGGGCGCAACACGTACGGCTCCGCGGCCGACGCGGCCGAACCGTCGATGTCACACACGCGCCGCAGCGTCTGCTCTTCGACGAACTCGGCCGCAATCTCGCCCAATTGGTTGACGCGCTGCACGATGTTCGCGAGGTCGTTTTCCTCGATCGCCTCGGCCGTGATGCTGACCCGCCGCCCGTTGCGCTTGGAGCGGATTTCGTACTTCTCTTCGCCCGCGCCAACCTCGGGAAAGTCCTTCGTTTCGTCCACGCGATCGACGCCCGTGTCCTCGCTGGTGAGAGATGCGAATTCCGACACGCGCTTATTGTCCTCGAAGTCCGTGACGAGCTGCTCGCCGATCGTCGGCACGGCTTCGTACGCGGCGTTGATGCCCGCCACGGTCAGCGCGCCCGACAGGAGCGGGAAGGCGCTGGCCATGATGGCCCGCCGCTGCCCGGCCATGTCGATGTGTGTCTCGACTTCAATGTCTGCCAGCGCGTTCCATAGCCGTGGCAGATTGCGGAGCGTCTGCCAGGACAAATTGCCGTCCGCGATCGCCTGTCGGACGGTCTCCATGAAGCGGCCCGGCTCGTTTTGCGCCAGCGTCCGCAGCGCGTCCTCGCGCAGCACGCCGTCGTCGATGACGATCGTCGGGGACAGGCGCGGCTTATTCTTGGTGGCTACCATCGGTTTGACCTCCTTAGACCACCAGCGCCGAGTAGTAGCTACACGCCGCCTTGATTGCGATTCTGGCCTTCGACACGCTACGGATGGTCGTGCCCGCGTCGCCGCTGGCATCATCCGTGAGGTGTCCCTGTTTGTCGGGGTAGTGCTCCTGGCCCACGATGTAGCCCAGCACATTGGAACCGGCCGTCACGGTCACGGTCTCGCTGTCGCTGTAGTACACCGCCGTACCGGCGCCATCGTTGCCCGCGGCCGCCAGGTCGAACTCGAAGATATCGCCCGGCCGCGGGACGATGATTTCGTAGTAACCAGCCCGGTCGCCGGACTTGATTTCCTCGTTGGCGATCGCGACGTTCGAGTTCATCCCGAAATCGGAGTCGAGCGGCACCCAGGCCGTGTTCGTGTCGCCCGTGAGTTCCAGCAGTTCGCCGCGCTTGATGGCCTGCGTGGCGCCCGCCTGAAACTTGCCGAGCATCACCCGCGGTTCGCTGGCGCCGTCCAGATTGCCGACCCAGCGCATTTGATTCGTTGCCATTGGTCAGCCTCCTTACAGACTGTTGAGCGCGCGCGCCAACTGGTCGGACGACACGTCCGCCATCTTCGGCTCGTCGCGGCCTGCGTCCTGGCGCTTGCCCTGCGTCGGCGCGGGAGTCCCGACCGCCTCCGCCCGTTGCGCGTGCTCGGCCTGCACGACCGCGCGCATTTCTTCGAACGTGCCGCCCTTGAGCAGCACGCTTTCGGCGAACTCGTGCAGCGCCTTGGGCGTCACGGCCATTAGCCGCCGCCGCAGCGTCTCCTCTTCGGTTTCAGGCTCGAGGAGAACCCGCTCGGTGGCCGTCTCGGTCGTGGCGCCCTCTTCTGTCGCCGGGGCTGCCGTCGGCTTGTCGTTTGTATCCATCGCGGATACCTCCATCTGAGAGTGGCGTTGTTCAGTAGCCCCGGTCAGGGCTTGTACGTGTCGCTCGATCTGGCACACGAGGTCGCGCAGTTCGGCCAGGCCGTCCGTCGCGAAAAACATGCGTTTGAGCGCGTCCGCGTCGGCCGGCACGGGCACGACCGAAATCTCGAACAGTTCCCACTGGCGGACGATCCGCGCCGGACCCTCGATGCGGTTCTCGCCGCGCCCGGACACCTCCCCGTCGGATACGATTTCCACTTCGAGCGGGATGAACCCGATACTCAGGGCGGACACAAATCCGCCGCTGATGAGTTGCCAGGCCTCAGTCGCGCGTTCGGTTTCGGCGAACGTGACCTCCGCGATGAGTTCGCGCTTGGCCGTCTTGACCGTCGCGTTGCCGATCACGGCCCCGACTTCCCAGCGGTTGTGCGTGTCGAGTACGACCGGATTCTTGCGGTAGCGCGTCAGGTCCGCGCCGCCCATGCGCAGGTGTTCCGGCCCTTGCCACGTCTGCACCCCGTTCTCGGTTGCGGCCACGAACGTAGCGCGCCGCTGCTCCTCGTCGATGTCCCGTACGGTCACGCTGTCGAGCAGCGCCCGCGTGACCGGCTTCTCCGTCGTTTCCGTCGCCGTGGTGCTCATCGCGTAGACCTCGCTCGTTCAACCGCCCAGACGTCCAGAACACCCAGGGCACCAAGACATAGTTGCGCTGCTGGCGCTCTTCGCGTTTTGGCGGTGCTCTTACAAGTGCCCATGCCCATTGCCTCCCGCGCCGACCAGTGTGCGCGCTTCGTCCTCGGTCTCAATTTCGCTGCCCGCGTGCTCTTCCCCGCTCACCGGGCTGAGGCCCGTCTTGCGGACCGGCACGTCGCCCCACGCCGCACGCGGCAGTCCCAGCACGGCCCGGATCTCGTTGATGGTCAACACGCCCGCCTCGACGTGGTACTGGAGTACGTCCTGATCGTTGAAGCGCAGCCGCGGACCGTCCGGCGTCTCGACCGGCAGTCCCAGCGCGCCGCGCGCTTCGGCCACGCCGATCGGCACCCCGCTCCGCACGGCCCGCGCGATATCCTCCATCGGTTTGGCCGTCGCCGCGTTGTCCAGCAATCCGGCCGCTTCGAGGGCCACTCTTTCGCGCTGGCGCTGCGCAATGACCTCCTCCCAATCGAGGCCGAGTTGCGCGAGTTCGTATTGCAGCGTCGTGAGTCCGGCCTTGAGCGCCGTCTCGACCGCCTTGGCCTCTTTGAGCGGGTCCACCCACTTCCACCCGTTGCCAATCCAGGCCACCAGGCCGATGTCCGCCGGCGTCACACCCCACAGGCGCTGGTCGCCGCGCAGCAGGCCGTCCGCCATGACCTCGTGCCAGAGCCAGCCCAACGGGTCCTCGGCGAACCAGGACCGTTCATCGGTGTACGTCTGCCGCGTTTCAAGCAAGTCCGTGCGCGCCGACGAATACGTGGAGTCGCCGAAGTCGCGCAACACGACCTGCCAGCTCACGCCGACCGCCGCGCCGATCCGCCGCGCGATCGCGACGATGAACGGCACGAGTTCGGGGGTCGGGAAGTTCGGAATCAGCGTCTGGATTGACTCTTCCGGGTCGAGCTTGAACAGCATGCCCGGTTCGATGTCCTGGTCGAGTTGGTAGCCGTACTTATCCGCCGTCGTCGGCAGCAGATCATCGACGCCGCCCTTGCTCGTGATGAACGCGGCCAGACAGGCGGCGATCTGCGTGCGCTTCAGCGCCGCGAGCATGAGCAGGTCCAGGTCGCGCAGTTCCTGCAGGACCGCGTGACACAGCGGTACGCCGCGCGTCTGCCCACTGCGGCCGATACGGCGCAGGTGTTTACACAGTTCTTTCGGGATGCGCGCGTATTCGTCGGACTTACCGATGCTCGTCACGGTGTTGGAGCCGGGATGGTGCTTGCGCACGTGGTAGGCCACGGGCACGCCCAGCGCCGTGCGTTCCACGCCGTCGCGGAGTTCGTGGCCCTCGGCCGGCTGGTAACTCAGCGGCGTGGCCACGCGGTCGGCTTCGACGAGTTCGAACGTCAGCGGCTCGTCCGGCCCACGGGCCGCGTGCTTGATAAACACGTCGCCGTCGCGGATGACCGAGAGGTAGAGGAGTTTCTGCGCCTCGTGGAACGAAATGTCCTCGGCCGGGAACAGTTCGTTTTGGCGCGCTTTCCAGAACGCCTCGATGCGCCGGTTCTTGTCGGTATCGCCGGTGCGCGCCTGCGGGCGCAGGCCGGTGCCGATGACGTTCGTTTTGAACGTGCGGTGCAGGCCGCTGCCGATCGGGTCGTCCCGCTCCGCTTCGCGCGCCCGGTTCCGCAGTTCGGGCAGGTCGCCCGAAATCTCGGTGTCCGCGTCCCCGGCCCCCCCGCGCCACGGCGTGCTGTTACCCTTTTTGGCCGCGCGGTAGCCGCGCGCTCGCAGCAGGGCCAGCACGGAAGCGCGGTAGTCCGGGTCGCGGGCCATGCGGCGGAAGTGTTGCCGGCGGACGGCGCGGGCCGGGGACAGCAGCCCCACGCCCCAGTCCACGAACCGCGTGATCGTATCGCTCGCGGACTTCATACCGTGTGCCTCGTCCGCGTGGTGATGAGTCGTCGCCCGCTGTCCGTGGTCTGTGCCAGCGCTGCCTCGAGCGCGTCGATGGCGTTTTTCAGTCCGGTCAGTGCTTCGCGCCGTCGGTTGCGGAATTCCCCCGCGCTGCCTTCGACGTCGAGGCCGGAGTTGATGGCCTCGGCCACGGCGTATTTCGTGGTGGCGGTCGCGATATCCCCGTCGGCCAGCGCGTCCGCGCACTCGGCACACGCATCCTGAAAGGCCGCAACGGTGATCTGCGTGGTCGCCATGCCGCGTTATGTAACACGTCACGGCGCCAACCGGGCGCGCGACTTTTCTGACTCAGAAAAGAGGGGGGCGCGGTCAGAGGCCGCGTTTCAGGTGGCGTCGGCGTCGGCGCCCGGCGTACCGTCCGCCCCCAGCAGCGTCACGGGCAGCTTGTATGCGTGGCCGCACGCCCGGCATTCCAGGTACGCAATCGTGTCGTTCGCGTGCCGGACGCGCACGGCCCGGCAGCCCCCGCGCCGGAACCACATATGCCGGCACCGCGGACACGGCAGGACGGCCGCGTGCCGGGCCAGCTTCAAGTAGCGCTGCGGCAAGCTGCGGCCCTGCGGCCAGAGCACGTTACCCCCGCGGTATTCGTACTGCGGCTCCTGCGTCTCGAGCGGGGGGTCCTGCGTCACCGGCTCCACGGGTTTGTTCGGTTTCGGTTTCGTCGTGTGTTTGCGTTTGGGCATGGGGGGGTTCTCAGTTCTCAGTCGTCAGCCTGAAATCTCAAATCTGTTTGTTCCTGCGCAGTCATTGACAGCCGCGGCTGACCGTCGATGTACGGCCGCTCCACGAGCGCTGGCCGGCCCGCGCGTGGCTCCGTGGCTTCGTCGCTGCGTGGCGCTCTGCTCATCGTCCAATCCTCCAACTCCCGCCCGACCGGCGCTGTCCGCCGGCGGCGCGCCGGGCGTACCCGCGCGTCCGCGTCTGTTCCGGGGGCCGCGCGAAACCCGCCAGCGCCACGCCCAGCCCGCGCGCCGCGCACAGGCCGTACACTTCGCAGTCCAGAAAGTGATTCGCCCGCACGCCAGCGATTTTTTCCCAGCGCGGCGTCTTGAAGTCCGTGCGCCACTCCTCGCTGGTCAGGTGCCGGTGGTAGGCCCGCACCGTGTTCGTGTGCACGCCCGCGGCCGGGAAGTGCCAGTAACCACTCTGCCCGCGCGGAATGCGTAGCAGGCGGCGCAGTACGGTTTTCGCCTGACTCACGTCGAGCGGGCGATATGGGCGCTGCCGGTCGTCCAGGCGCGGCTTGGCCGGCCAGAGCGCGAGCCGGATCCCCGCCTTTTGCCCGAGCACCATGCGCCAGTTCTGCTGCCGCCCGCGCGTCTGCCACCAGCCACCGACCACGTCTTTCTCGTACCCGCGGTCCACCACGCAAATCGTCGCGCTGCGCTGGCCGATGATCTCCCCGGCCGCGTCGATGACTGGCCAGCCCGCCGCGGCGAGTTCGGCGACCTCTTCAAGCCCTTCGGCGATCGCGACCGCGCGCCGCTTGCCGCGGTCCCGCTTCGACTCGTCGGCCAGGCCCTTGAGCGGTTTGCCGCACGTGCCCAGGTCGATGAGCCACGTCTCGCCGTCGCTTTTGCGCCACGCCCGCACGATGTAATAGACGTAGCCCGATTGCACATCGACGCCGACGGTCACGACGTCGGCCGCGTCGGGTATGTGCCCGGCCGGATACTTCGCGGCATGCTGTGTCAACTCGGCCTCCGTCAGTTTGTCCTCATCGACCTCGGGCTCTTTCCACGGCACGGCCCGAATCCGCTTCTGGAAGTTGATGACTTTCTCGGGATTGCCGCGCCCCTCGAGGTACTCGGCCGCGAGCGCCCCCCAATCCGCGAACCGCCAGTAGAGCGCGCTGCGCCAGAACCCCGCCACGGTCGTGTCGCGCCGCGTGTCCGGGTACACCGCGTGCTGCGCCGGGTCGATCCACGTTCCGCCCTCGGTCGGTTCCGTAATCCAGTTCTTGCCCGGCGGGGTGGACACCCACAGGTGATCGCGGAGCATCCCCGGCACCGACCGCCGGCGAATCTTGTGGTGGCAATCCGCGTGCGCGCACTTGAGCCACGCGCCCGTGCGGGCCTTACGCGGGTTGGTGCTGTCGAATTGCAGCCGACCCCACTCGAGCAGTTGATATGTCCCGCACTTGGGGCACGGGACGAACGGCACGTAGAACGCGGAGGCGAACAGCGTGCGCGCCAGGTAGTCGTCCACCGTGCCCGGCTGTCCGAGCAGCAGGTAGCGTCGCTGATCGGCCGGGTAGGCGTCGGCGCGTTCCTGCGCCACATCGACCGGGTGGTCGCCCTCGGGGAACACGCGCATGGCCTGCACGTCATCGGCCACGATCCGCGGCGCCGTCGCCGACGCCAGCGCCCCGCGTGATTCCGAGCCGCGTACGAACAGGCTGGTCTTGTTCGTAAAGTCGCGCCGCTCTTTGGTACCCGCGGCCTCGCGGTCCAGCGGCAGCAGCGGTTCGGTTTTCGCGCTGGCCAGCAGGGCGGGCGCGATTTTCTTTTGCCACACGTCTTGCGCGAGCACGGCGGACGCGGCGAAATAGAACACGTTGGTCCCGGCCTGCTCGAGCGCGGCGAGGATGAAGTTGGTGCCGAGTTCCGTTTTGCCCGCGCGTTGGGGGCTGCCCATCAGGGCCACACGCGTCCAGCGCGGATCGTCCGCGGCCCGTAGCGGCGTGACGGCCAGCGGGTCGATGGCGTGGTCCCACCGCACCGGCACGCCCGCGGCCCCGACGTACGGACCGTGCGTGACGTAGCGATGCCGCGCCACCCATTCGGGCAGGTCGAGTTCGTCACGCGGGGCGACGATCTGCCGGACTATTTCGGGTAGCGCGTTAATTGCT